AGAAATCGGGCGAGCCGGGGGCCGGCGGCGCCCCTTTGCCCGGCGGTCCTGTATTGGGGCAGAAACTTTCCCTTTAGAGTCTTCGTAGCCATCGTCGTCAGGCGTTGCCGTCCAGAATGAAGACATTCTCCTCGTCGGTGAGATAGGCTTCGGCAGCCGCCTTTGCCCGGGCGTCCGTGTAGTAGAGGTTGTCCCCCTCCTTGAGGTCGGTCGTGCTTTTGGCCGCGAATGCGGTATTGAAGCGCTCCTGCGTCCAGTAGAGATTCGTGCCACCCTCAGCGATGTTGTCCGTGGAGAGCACCACGACTCCGGTCTTTCCGTTCACGGATACCACGTCGCACTCGGGCATGAGGAAGAGTTTCCAGTTGGCCTCGACCTTGGGGTCGGTTCCTGCGAGAATGTAGGTCTTGCTCTCGTCGGTGCGTCGGCAGACATCGCCCTGCTGTGCCGCGAGTGCGAGCATCGCGGCCTTCGAGTCGGCGTCGAAGATGTCGGTGATCGCCAGCTGGGGCATGATGGCGGTGTCGAGCTTTCCGTCGGCGCCGATCAGAGGCACGTTCCCGGCCGCAGCCCCGGCGTTTTTCTGTGCTGCGGTTCCGAGTTCGAGCAGGGTGCGGACATCGGTCGGAGCCATGGCGGAGATCGACGTGATGCGGCCCTTGGCGTCCACGGAGATCTTCGGAAGCCGGACATCGGACTGCGCCGAGAGAATGCTGGCGAGGGTCAGGGCTAGCGAAAGGTCTGCGGAGCCGTCGAACGACCCCGAGGCCGTTGCGTCGCCCGTGACGGCTACGGTCCGCGGTGCTGCGAGTTTGTCAGCCTGCAGGGCGTGATCGACTTTCCCGGTGGAAGAGCCTGCTCCGGCGGCTTTGGCGTAGATCGACGCGAGCATGTCGCCGGCTCCGAGATCCGCCAGATCGGAGGCCAGCGCCACCTGCTCCCATGCGTTCCCTGCGGTCTTCTTCAGCAGGATGTAGAGTCTTCCCGCACTCTGGTCGTAGTAGAACGTTCCGGGGATGCCGTTCGCGTCGGAGGGTGCTGCGGCCCCGACTTCGAGGCCCTCGGCGCGGTAGGGAAGATCGTTCCATGCGGAGGTCCCGTCGCCGGTCTTCCAATGGCGGGTGTCGGATTCGATGCCTGCCTCGCCCTTCAGAAGGACGGGATTTTGTTCGGCCCATTCGGCCGCGGTCTGTGTCTTGAGCAGAAGACGTGCTTTTACAGTTTTTGTTGCCATAATGATAAGATTGAAAGGGTTATCTGTTGTTGTCCAAAATGAGTTCGTCTTCGTCGTCTATTCCGACTCCGATACATTTGTAGCAAAGTCCGGTTTCGTCCCATCGGTAGGATTTGTCGGCTGTGGTATCGATGTAGAGCACTTCCGGATTTCCTACGGCCGGGAATTGAAGGTATGATCCGAAATGCAGGGACTCGGCCGTTCCGCCGGCAGCATCCATATCCTGCCATTGTAGATCGTAGTCTTTGTCGGACTTTTTCACGAGGACCTGGCCGGCGCTGCCGCCGGATGGGATTCCTATGCCCCGGAGCATCCTCTCCAGAACAACCGTTGCGGCTGCCGGCGTTTCCGAGTCGGTTCTCCCGGCCCAAAGTTCCCATCCGGTTAGCTGCGGGAGCACCTTCTTCTGCTCTCCGCTTTCGAACAAGTCATTGGGAACGTTGCGCAGCAGCCGGAAACAGAGTTTCCCGGGAGGCAGGCGGTGGTCTTTGAACTCTATGAGCATCGCATCCGGCGTATCGTCCACGGGGCGGCAGTTCGTGTAGTGTTTTCCGTCGAACGCCGCCGTGAAGGATATTCTGGACTTGTTCGGGCCTTCGTAGGTGTTGAAAACGATCTTCCAGGGATATTCCGGACGCTTGCCGTCCGGGAACCGGAAGATGAAGGGGAAATCTTCTTCGAAATTCTGCCGGAACAGGGCCGTGCGCTGCATGGCCATTATTTCTGTAATCGATGTGTTCATCTGTGCTTCTGCGTTGATGTTTATCGTATCGGTCGGTGTTTACGCCTCGTCCTGCGCGGAGAGTATTATTTCGTCGCTGCTGTCGATACCCCATCCGACACAGCGGTATGCGACCGCTGCTTCGTCCCAGCGGTAGGCCCTCTCGTTTGCCGTGTCGATGTAGAGCATTCCGGCAATTCCGGTCTCCGGAAACAGTTCCCGGGGGCCGAAATGGATCGGTTCCGCCCGACATCCCGTATCTTCGTTTCCTATCCACCAGTTCCCGTTCTCTCCGATGTGGGGCGTGATGCCGTCTTTGCCGCGGTATACCGTGCCGATGAATGCTTCGATCTCTGCCGACGCTTTCACGTCGTCGCTGGGTCCGTTCCAGAGCCAAATCCCGGGACAGGAGGGGATGCAGATATTCCTCGCGGCGTTGTTCCAAAACGCATCGGGCGAGCTGATCCATAGCTTTTGGCAGAGCCACCCGCTGCCGAGGAAACATTTAGATAGGGGGACATATACGCAGAGCCGGTTGTCGTCGAGTTTTTCGCAATGATCGTATATGCCGTTTCTGCGGGACACCTTGAACCGGACGCCGTTGTCGGCGAAGAATTCGATTTCGAAATCTATGCTGTCCTCGGGAACGGGAGCCGGGACCGGATTCCCGTTGTCATCGGATTCCTGAAACTGTTCGATGAATGAAAAATCGGTTTGGTTGTTGAGTCGTATTTTTGCGGCTTTCGTTTCCATGTGCAGGTCGTTTGAGGCAAAATTAGGAGGTCGGCGTCCGCTTTGAAAGGACAAATCTTATCGTCTTTCGGGGAAAAATTCTCCGGGTATGATCTGCGGTTCGGGAAGTTCTGCCCGCTCGTAAAAACGCTGCTCGTTGCGTTCTGCGAGGTGGTATTTGAAGGTATACGCATTCAGTTCGCGTGCCGCGTGTTCGACTTTGTATTCATCTACAATGATCCGATGCCATTCGCCGTCGCGGTAAACCCAACGGTCGCGGCTTTTGATGAAATCCTGATGTTGTGCGGCCATACGCTCTGAATCGATATAGCCGGTGGAAGTCTCCCAGTAGGAGGTATAGTTGTTGGTCAGTTCCTTTTCGACCTCGGAGTTGGTGAAGGTCTCGACATCTCCCTCTGGTTTGAGAATGGTCTTTCCTTGCATCATCAGCGTGTCGAAGCCTCCCATGCCATTCACGAACCCGAAGCATTGATCGTCCATACGGTCCTTACGCAGGAGATAGCGTTGCCCGATCGGGTGGTTGGGCTTGTCGATCAAAGTCGTGACCCCTCCCGATATTTGGGCCTTTTGGCTGGTTCCGAAGACATCGTAGGCGATGGGAATGAGGCCCTTTTCTTCGCAGAATTCTTGCCAGCAGGCGCCGAAGCTCGTGTCGATCTGATTATATGTGTAGGAACCGGGGGTCTCCGAAATCTGTTTGGTGAATGTACGGCCGTCGGCGGTATAAAGCGTGGTGTGAAGTTCCATTGTCTGGTAGGGGTACGGCCGGACAAATGCCAGCCATTGCGGCTGCCGGGGTGTTGTTTCGATGATCTGCGGCTGGTGCGTCAGGAAGTTCCGGGCAAAGAAGTCGATGATTTCAGATGCCGTATCGAAAGGTTTCGATACTCCTCCCGGCATTAAGTAGCTGCCCAATTTCATACTTTCGCCACCTTTGTTAGCACTCCACGCAACCTGTGGGAGATTTTTGGTGGTTGTGTATGGACCGGCCAGCGAAGGGATAAGCCGAACCAGTTGGCGGACGTGGATGGTGACCTCCCCGTTCGCATCCGGATGTAGTTCGACATTATCGACTATCACGTTGTCGTCTATGAAATACGATATGCGCATCGGACTCTCGACTTCGGAGAAAACGATATTGCTGGCATTCTCCGTAAAGGAGACCGCATAGTGACCGCGAATTGTGAATCCCATGTTTTTTTCGTCAAATGTATGGTTTCAGAAATCGGGATGAAAGGACAATTACACCTCTACGAATTCGGCATTGGCGAATGCTACCGTTGCCTTGTCGGAGAGCGTGATTTCCATGGTCTTGATGAGAAAGAGCCGGTTGTAAAGCATGATCTTGCGCCAGAGTTTGAGTTGCGCGATGTCGGCGGGAGAAAGTACCACATCGGCCTTTACGGAGTCTTTCTTCTTCACCTGCCATTGCGCAAATGTCTCGTGGAATTTGGCATAGAGCCCGTTGGTGCCTCCGATGGCGATGGAATAACGTGTGTTCGCCATCTCGGTGCCTCCGTCGATGTAGGGCTCGGGGCGTGTGAAATAGTTTCCCTGATCGAAGAAGTTGTTTTCGATCAGTAACCCGATGTATACGTCCGAAGGGCGGTTTCCGCCGACGGTGGGGATATCGACGACGGGTGCCATGGCGCGGAGCGTCACCTGTGCGTTCGTAGATCCGGTATAGATGAATGTTGCGACATTTGCCGGGATGCAAGGGGTACAGATGAAGCCGATGTTGTTTTCGTAGTTTTGGCCGTCGCCGCCTCCTTCAGACAACTCGATCTTGTTGACATTGGCCTGGAATACGATGTCGATGAGTGGTATCGAGGTTTCTGTCTTGTTGAAAATAGGCTTTCCCATCACGCCCGGAGAGCGGCTCCAGTACAAGTAGGCTTTCACGGCTTTTCCCGAATAGACGTTCCCGGAGAATGTCACACGAACATCGACGTAGTTGTCCGAAGTTCGGAATTTGGAGATCAGTTCCTCGTAGTTGGATGCGGAATAGATGCTCTGTGCGAGTTCTTCGTCGAACTCCTCCTCTTTGGCGGGATCGTAGTTCTGCTCGCCGTTGGCGTATTCCAGAGAGTAGCTTCCGGCCTCTCCGGCGACGATGGCATAGATGTCCGATACCTTCTGCGTCCAGTCGATAAATGTCTTGTCTTGGAGTATCGAGCTGTTGGTGCGTACATTGTAGTATCCTTTCTCGGGGAATATCGTCGCGCAGAACATTTTGAGGATGTTGGCGATGAACTCCGCCTTTGTCATCTCGGGCAGGGCCTCCGCGGCATTGAATCCGTCTCCGATATATGGATTGCTCCAGCTGGGTGTTGTATAGGGGATGCCGTATCGGTCATTTTGCCACGCTTCGGGCTTGTAGGTTCCGAGTATGGCCATACGATCGAGATAGTCCTGGATTTGAGATGGGAAGATCAGCTTGGGGTGGATCTTCTCCAGCAGATAGGCTGCCTTGATTGCCGGAATGATATAGGGGGTGTTGGTGTAGAGGTGGTTGGCGTATTTGTCGATCGAAGAGCATTCCGCCTCTCCTGCGGCCGTGGGGTATTCGATCTTTGCGCTGTTGGCCTTGCGGACGATCATCGGGAGTCCGATATCGGGATAATCTCCTTTGCGGGCGTTCTGCACGAATGTTGACATTGCCATGCCTCCATAGTCCCGGCACGCTATTTCGTGGATATTCCCGGAGAATGCCTCTGTCGCATCGGCACCTACGAATGTGTATTTGAGCGTTTGGTCGGAGAACTCGTCGAACTGGAGTTCCCCGGAGAATAGTTCGAAGCCCTCGAAGATGATGGCGGCGGGAATCTTTTGCACGGCGGGCGGAATCATCATGACATCGACGAACCGGAATTCCACCTTGTTTGTCGGGGAGAGCGGGAACTCGATGCCCGTTGAGACGGCCACAGGCATGCGGTCGTCTGCGAAGAGGGGATTTTCGAGGGTGAGCGTTATCTCCTGCCCGGGTGTGATGTCGAGCGTGCGTCCGGATTCGAGACTTTTGATCAGTAACATGTCTATTTAAGTTTTCCGCGGTTCATCATACGTTCGTATTCGCGCTGCTTCTCGATCAGCCCGGCCTTGCCCATCAGGGACACATCGGCGCGGATGGGTTCGTCGAGGCGTTCGGTGAGCCTGACTACCGCCGTGTAGAGCAGCCTGACGAGTGCCGGATCAGAACCTTCGGATGCGGTGGAAACCGTCGGACTTGCATTGATCGTGTCGATTGCTTGTCCCGGGGAAATGGCTCCGCCTGCGGCCCTGCCGGGAATGTTGTAGAGAGCTGGGAGTACTTCGCCGAAATTGAAGTCTGCAAGGTTTCCCTGCCGCCGCACGGTTTCGAAGAGTCCGATGATAGGTCGGGCTGTAGGGTTCTTCATGGCTTCGTTGGGTATGATGTACTCGAGTCCGTTCTCCCCGGTGATGACCGTGGGCCGCTCGACATATCCCCGCTTGTCAGGCTCTACGGATGCCTGGAACTTTCGGCCGTCTTGAGTGCGTGCGACGAGCAGGCCGCCCTCTTCGGCTCCGGCGATGGGCGTTGCAGCGATCATGGCGATTTGTGCAGCACCCATGGCTCCGGCGATTGCCGCTAAAAAAAGGTTGGGAAGAGCTTCGGCCACGGCCCGCGCCGTCGCAATCGTAGCTTGTGCGAGATTTTGGGCCTTCTGGCGTTTGGCCTGCTTGATTTCCAGTTCCTCCTGTTTCTTGTCGTACTCCTCGTCCATGCGTTCGGTCTCGGCGTCGTATTGTTCCTGAGTCATCAGCCCGGCATCGAGCCTGTTCTCCATGGATTTTTTGCGTTCGTCCTGGTTCTTTTTGAACTTCTTGAGCGAGGCATTCTCCTTTGCCGTCATCATTTTGTCGTAGCCTGAATATAGGGTCATCGCCATGTCGGCAGCCTCTGCGGCGGCCGTCAGGGCCATTTTCAGTTCGTCGGCCCCGGCCTTGCCGCTGGATATGTTTTCGAAGAACAGGCCCCAGTCATCCTGAGAGAACCCCAGGATGTCGCCCTGCTTGGTCGTGAACGAGTATCCCAGCTCCTTTACGGCATCCTTCGCCGCGGCGAGTTTGGCCGTGATGGTGTCGATCATTTCTTGGAGCTGCCGTTTTTCTTCGTCGCTCAGCAGTTCAGAATCGAGGTCTATTGATTTGAGAAGTCCTTCGGCCGTAGGAATGTCGATCTGTCCTTCGGAGAAAAGCGTCCGGACCTTTGTCAACATTTCGGTATAGTATTCGGTGTCGAAGGCTTTCAGTTCTTCGATCTGCTGTTTCTTGATCTTTTTACGCTGTGCGGCGGTGAGCGTCGCTAAGGATAGTTCCTCTTTCTGTTGGTTTACCATCAGGTCCCGCTCCTGCTTGTAGCGGTTCTCCTCGGTTTTCAGGGCATCAAGGGCCTGTTTGAGTTTTATCTCCGTGAGCTTGCGTGCATGGCTTCGGGCGAGTTGCTCGAGCATGGCCGTGTTCCCGGCATACTTTTTCTGCTGCTGGGCATAGAGCGCTTCCTCTTTTTCGACGGGATCGGTGATGCTGTCGATGCGTTGTTTCTCGATCTCTTCGAGGTCTTTTTGTTCCTGTTTCTTCTGTTGCAGGAGCAGGGTGGTGAGCTGCTCCTCGACCTTGAGGCGCTCCTTGCCTTTCAGTTCTCCGGAATTGAGACGCCTGTTCAGGGAATCGATGTTAAGTTGCAGGAGCTGGTCGTTGTACTCCTTTTCGGTGGCGATCTCCCCCTTGAGGAATTTCTTTCGGAGAGCAATGCGCTCGGCGATCTCCTTCTCGTCGAGACCTTTGTAAGCGGCGGCCCCCGCAGCTTGCCGCGCCCACCTTTCCTTCCTGAGCCCCT